ACCATTCTTTGCGTATACTCGCTATCTTCCGAGTAGGGTAGAATCCATTTACCGTTCTCAAAATCTACTGCTAGTGAGTTAATACCTAATTCCTCGTCAAATTTCTCTCCGCCTGTATTATAGCCACGTATCGGCAGGTCGGTTTGTTCAGCCATATCTCGAACCAGTGCGTCCTGATATGCGTTGTTCTCGACTGTGAGCTGTTTCATCATAGGGTATCGCTCGAATAGCTCAATGATAAGCTGGCGTGTCTGAGATGGACTGAGCTTATCTCTACTAAGCCATAACGGTATCTTAACGCCTGTCTTAGTTCTACCGATTACTGCTGAGGCTGTGAAGTCTGAGCCGTCTTTTTGAGATATAGCAAGGTCGAGCCCTCCTGTTACGGTCATAGCACCCAAATCCCACTTAGCGTAATTGACAAACCTAACTAGCTTACGGTTGTAGCTCTTAGCGTCCTCTAACCATTCTGGTCTGAATATCTGGTCTTCCGCACTAATAGCCTCATTCTGGTATGACTTGCTGAAAGCTATGCTACCCATTTGCTGTTTACGCTCCATGAGTTTTTCATGTGTCCAGCGTTCTTCCCAGAGCACCTTTTTCTTGTCAAGGTCGGTGATGGCTTTGTAGCGTTTACGTACCTGATATATCTTCTGCTTCATGGTTTCGTGATATAAGTCCTCTACGTTCCACGCAGTATTATGCACCACTAAACCATCTGCAATAAAGTTTCTCGTACCCTGGACTGTTAAATCCCATACTTCTTGCTCACCTGATTTGATAACTGACTTTACTTTATCTACTCTCAAGCCTAGCAACTCCATCTGTGTTTTAGCTAGACTTTTGTTTTCTTTAGTTTGCCGGTGCGTAAATACTAGAGATACGGAATAACAGTCAAACCAGTCAGACTGTTTGGAATTAGGGGCTTGTAAAAATCTCTTTCTGTGAACAACACTACCTGGGCGTACTGAACACGTTAGAGCTAAAAGTCTTAAATCGTTTACTAGTTCTTTATTGTGCAGTTCTACTCTGTAGCCCTTTCCCTTAGTCAATTTTGTACCGTCAGCATCTATCATACCCTCAATAAAACTTCGCTTCTCTGATGGTCTTGACTTATGCACCCATTCAGGTATTCTTTTGCCACCAGCTCCACCGTTTAAGCCTAAGTCTTGAATGATTTTGCCTAGTTTGCTATCAAGACGATAATAATTTCCTCTTTTGGTTGGTCTCCTACCAAAATACCTCTCAAATAAGTTGCAAACCTTATCATTCAACTCTTCGTCAACTCCAGGAGCAAAGCATATTGAATAACCCGAACCTTTTGATACCCAACCATCACCCATTAAGAAGCCGAATAGCCAGCAAAAATCATTGTCAACGAAGTCCTTGCCATTCCATCGTTTTTTATATCCTGATGGCATTTGCTTAGATGTAACTAACAGGTCGTTTGTTTTTAGCTTGTCTGCTCGTTTCCAATTTAACTTACCGTTTTCTATAGTCATAAAGGGGTGATTATGTGTAGCTGTAACACTGTGTCTAGCCGTACTGACTTTCAATGTCTCAGCTTTCCCTTGCGGTATGACTGCTTCGACCATCTTGGTCTTTCGTTCACCAGTCAACTCATCTACTGACCAGACTTTCTCTCCAACTTTAATATCTTTTATCTTTTTCCATATTCCGCTTGACATTAGTATCATACTATTACTTATTATACACCCCACAACAATCAGCCGTCCAGTCGGCTCAAGCACTGGCATGAGTACGGAGTTGAACCAATCCCTAGTCTTTTCACGTTGTTCAGCAGTCTTTACAATCTTCTCGTTTAGAATGTCATCACAATTATGCACTGAAAAACCATTAGCTATATATGAACTATCCTGTTCCACCTCTAGGTTGTAGACATAGCCAGTGTGATTGACCGTTTCTTTGGCTTCTGTGACAGTGTAATCATCGTCTGCTATCTGTCGTAGTTTATTAGCGTCAATAGAATTTATGTAAAGTCTATGGTTGTTTTCTCCTCCATAGCCAGTAGCCGCTTCCTTGAACGTCTTTAGGCTTGTAGCGGTAATACTCAACTGCTGGAATAGTTTTACGGTATCGTCTCTTAATTGTAGTGAATTAGAACTATATGTATATGCACCGCTTTCGTGTCTGTGCCCATCACTCATAAGTCCTAGAATAAAACTTGCTTTTTCTCTATCGCCTAAATCAAATATTAGTTTCGGTATGTGTTTGTTTAATGCACCTAAGCCAAACAGTTCACCTAATCTGTTCGCAAGCACTACTGAATAAACAATCACATTAGTAGACCATGAGTTGTGAGTATCTACGTAGGTTTTACCAAACCGAGACATGAAAGCATCACAATCTTTTATTAAGTCTAGTTCCTTAGAGTCAAAACAAACTGCAACCGTATTCTTATTTCGTACACAACCGTCAGCTACATATAAACCTAGCCATTTTGCAAGCTCTGGCGTAATCTCTCTATCTTCCAGAGTTTTACTTCTCTGGCTCTTATTGAAGCGTAGATACTGTACAGACTTTCGGTTAGGGCGATGTAGCTTATATCCTGTCTTGATGTCTTGTGCTTGTATCCAGTCACCGTTCACATAAAATGGGTGCTCTGGCGTAGCGGTAACAGTACTATGTTTAGTACTTATCTGTATCATTCTGCCCCAATACTTATTTTTTGAAACATCTAATACTTTTAGATAATCCCCTAAATGACTCTTGACTATATCGCCAGATTTAATGTTTCGTATATTAGCACTACCATTAAGTGTTTCTATTTTAGTATGACCAGGGAAGCAAATAATAATGTCAGCACGTCTACCTAGTACTGGTCCACCAACCGAAGTAACGGCAACTGTAGCGTCCTTTTTGCTTGCGTCTGTTCTACGTACAATGATTTCGGTATCTGTCCACTTGTCGGCTTGTAATATGTTCTCTGGGAATAAATCACCGAACACTCGGCGGTATCGTGGATTCCTAGTCATCTGGCTTTTAATCTCACGTAAGAAAGCTATTGCCTGAGTATTGGTCGCAGATACAATCAGGATTCTGATGTTTGGGTCACGTCCAATTTCCCATAACGGATAATTAACGGTAAATGCAGTGCTCTTTGAATGTGAACGTGGTGCTAGTATCGTAATCAATAAGTTCTTGTCGTGCTGTTGTTCAAGTGGAGAATCCCAGTTGCCATCTATCGGTGTACGTAATTCGTCTTGGAGTATCGAGTACCACTCTGAATGATGTTCGCCGTTTTCAAATCCTAGTATGTGCTCTGTGAACATATCAAGGTCTTTAATAGAATAAGCGTCTAAAAGGGCTATCCGCTCGTATGGGTCTTTTATCAATAAGTCGGTATCAATCGCCATTTACATCACCGATGAGTTATTTAGTACCATTCTTGGCAACTTTCATCATCTTCTTGTTGATTGCCTCTAGCTCCTCCTTAGAAAGTTCTTTGTATTTGTTGGTCTGTTCTACCTGAGCAACTATGTTTGTTTCTCTAGCGAACTCATTTCTGGCGGTTCTCTCCAAGTACTTCAAAGCGAACTCAGGGTCATCAAGATTCTTCACCACAGAAGTTACGGCTCGTAGATAAGGTTCATTTCGGAAGTTCTCTATCTCTTGTAAAAACTCTGGGTACTCATTTATGTAATTATAATAAGTCTTTTCGGTTATTCCTGCATACGAACATGAGGCATTTAGATTAGCGTTCAATCGGCTTGCTACCTTAAACTTCTCTCTTACCTCAGGACGGTCTAACTTCTTGACTGCACCTCCAGGGTGTTCTCCTGGTGGGTACTTATTTCTGCTTTTTCTTTTTGTAGTCTTTTTTTTAGTCGTTGGTTTGTTAGGCTTTTTAGCCTTTGGATTATTTGCCATATTACCCCCTAGTAATGATTAGCTATTATGTTGAGTTTCCTCTGGCTGTATTGTATCACTCTTAACGACTTTGTCTGTCCTGCGTCTTACTAATTCATCAATTTCTATTTCGTCTTGCCTGTATAAATCGTAATCCCTCTGATGGACCCAGAATTCAAAGCCACTCCATTTGAAGCTCTCTTTTGGAAAGGTATTCGTTATTATCATTTCGTCAATCAAGTTAACTACCTCCTGGGCTTGCTAAATGTTAATAGCTTTTCTTTGTTTGGTTGCCAGCATCAGTGGGTGATGCTACGGCTCACTACTAATTTGGTAGCTTCGGCAACGTTATCTATCTATATCTTATCATCATCATGGTCTTTTCCGAACATATCTAATAAATT